GGTGTTGTCCAAGACAAAAACTGGCGGGCAAATTAGCTTTGTTAATACCGGCACGGACGGAAAGTTCAAGGTGGCAATTCTAGCTACTGACACGTCGCCGCTATCAGACTGGTATCAGCATTTTTCTTCGATAACGGACGCGCTAGGAAACATCACCACCATCGAAGTCGGCCGCATGCAAGTTGGCTTGTTGCCGACTTGGACGTGGGTGCCGAGCTTAGTCGGCGTCGAGGCGCTCTATACCGTTCGTCAGATCATCGGGGATACGGCGCAGAGCGACCAGCTACTTACTGATTCTCAAATCAACTGGGCGATAAGCGAGTATAGCAACGAGTGGCTCGCCGCCGCCGAATGCTGTCGCAATCTATCAATTCAATTTGCGCGGCAAGTAGACATTGGCGAAGGGCCGATGAAGAAAAACTACAGTCAGAAATCCAGACAGTACGCCTCTCTGGCACGCGACCTTGAGCAACGGGGCTTCGCGCGCGGCGGCGTAACGGCCTATGTCGGCGGTGTTAGCATCACAGACAAAACGGCACAGGTCACAGACAGCGACCGCGTTCCGCCGCAGTTCGTCATTGCCATGCACGATAATCTGCTACCGGAATCCCCGGTTGGCTTGCAGACCAATGCCAATCTCGGCGAGCCGCAGAACTTCGGCGGCGTGACCGGGCCGGTGCCGTAATGGCTGGCGAAGTCACTATCAAGGTTGATGATACCGGCGCACGCTTGAAGCTCGGTCGCGTGCCGGTCGAAGTGCGCAATAATCTACGCAACGTCATTCCCGGCCTGACCAGAAGACTAGCCGCGCTTGTCAACTCCAAAATCTCTAGCGAACTCAAATCGCATAAGACCTTGGCTGTTGCGGAGCAGATGGTCGAGAACACGAAAGAGATTTATGGCCGGGTCCAACTGACCTCGCCAAGCGCCAACGGCTTACTGCCAACCTATCTGGAATATGGAACGAAGGCGCACGAGATTGCCGGAAATCCAATACTTGCCTTCTATTGGGACAAGGTGGGCGCTAACGTGTTTTTCCGCAGCGTGCATCATCCCGGCACGAAGGCTTATCAATTTATGTCGCGATCATTCGCGGAAATGCGAAATGAGGTCGTTCAGAAGGTCGCGGAAGCCGCTAGAGCGGGAGCGCGGAACGCCTAATGGCGACCACCTACGAACAGGTCATGGACGCTCTGCTCGCCTACCTTCAGGCCCAGATCGCCAGCAATACGTTCCTGTCTTATCGGCGCGGAATCGTCTTATGGCCGGAACTCTCGAAGACGGTAGGCGGCGCGCCAGTGATTCGGCAGCCCGCGCTGTTTTTGTTCGATGGAGTGTTCTTGAGCGGCAGCGGCACTATCCATTACGAGCGCGGCCACAGAGCCGTGCCAGCGGTTCGCATCATGCATCGCACTATCTGCCTATACGCTAGGACTCCCGTAGCCGGTGGCCTTCCTGGCGGGTTTACGGGTGGTTTGGCGGTCCAGAACACTGTCACTAGCCAAGCGAGCATCCTGCACCCGCTCATCCAGGCGGTCGAGGCGGCAATGGAGATACCTGACAACCCGGAAACTGGTACTTTGACCCTAGGTGGATTAGTGGCATATTGCCGGTTATCGGGCGAGGGTATCCTTGTTTCACCCGATATAGACGAAGAAGGGCAAGGGATGGCGACTCTGCCCGTCGAGATAAAGATACCCTAGAACCCCTCAAGGAGAGGTCGCCATCATGGCAGTCGCCCCGGCAATTTTCGGTCCCGGCCTTTTAGTCCTGACGCGCACAGACATCCTCGGCCCCGCGATCAACGTTGGCTTCGTCAACGAATTCAGTCTCGACTTCACCGGCAACACCAAACAGCTTTTTGGGCAGAACCAATATCCGCTGGTTGCCGCGCGCGGGACGATTAAAGCGGCGGGTAAATTCAAATCAGCCGTTGTGTCTGGAATCGCGATGAATGCCGCGTTCTACGGCAACACTTTTAGCACCGCGAGTTTTTCGGCCGGGATTGGCGTGTATAGCTGGAACATCGCTTCGACGTTCAGCCTGTCAACGACATCGACGCAGTTTCAGGTCGGTTCGTCCTTGACCTTCGATGCTGACCTCGGCGTGACGTATGCAAGCTCGGTAGGCGGATCGAGCTTCGCTGGACTTCCGCTACAGCGCGTATCGACCGGCAGCGAAGGCTTGGGCAAATATAGCATCGGCAGCACGACGCCCGGTCTTTACAATTTTTCGTTTACCGAAACGACCGTCGCAGCCATTCCGGTTCCAGTCAAAATCACCTACACGCAATCTGGCTCGACTACCTCGTCCACATTGAACCAGACCTCTCTGACGGTCACTAACCAGCCAATAGGCTTCACGCCGACATTCCAGTTGGACTACTACACGGCGCTGAGCCAACCGACAGCACAACCGTTTGGGGTGCGCGTCTACTCCGCCGTCGCGGCCAAGCACATGATGGCCTTCAAGTTAGAGGACTTCATGTTGCCGGAATTTGACTTCGACATCTTCGCGAACAACGTAGGACAGGTTTACACCATCGTCCTGCCAAGCATTTCGTAAGCGGGCGTCTTTTAAGAGGAGGAGAAATGGCGAAGCGAACAGCAACAATTACGCTGGAAGGAGTCCCGTATCTAGTTCATGCCTTCAATATGCGCGAGCTTCAGGAGGTTGGACAAATGCTCGGCAACGGAACGGTGCCAATCGTTAGCGGCATGAAAATCATCGGCCTCGCCATGCAACGATCCGATCCAAAGTGTCCCAACATAGATGAAATCGAACCGACGATAAATGAACTGAACGAGGCGACCGCAACAATACTTCAGCTTTCCGGCATTGAGCAAACAAGCCCTCAGACGGCGGCACCGGCCGGAAGTTAGACGAGGACTATTGGAGTGATCTTTACGGCTGGCTAAAATTCGATGCAGGGTGCTCGCTCGAAGAAATCGACAACATGACCCTACATGATGTCCGCCGTATATTTCATTATGCTAAAACTCACCCCTCGCTTCGGGCGCTAGTCGGACTTTGCGCCGCCGCGCTCGGTGTCAAGCTTCCAGAATTAGAAACAAAGTCTGATAAGCCTAGCTACATGACGGCGGGGCAGTTCGCCGCGCTGGTGCAGGCGACGGGCGGGCGCGTTCCTGGCGTGGGACCGATGGGATCGTAAATGGCTGATGATGTCCAAATTACCGTAGGTGTTGCGCTAGATCAGCTTAATAGCTCGATAGCGAAGGCGCAGCAAAGTTTCGCGTCGTTCAAATCTGCGATTACCGAAGTCGTCGCTGCGGGCGGCCTTGCTCTGTTCATTGATAAGATGGGCGAGCTTGCCGAACAGATCGAACGCTCATCGGCAATTCTCGGCATCTCGACCGCATCATTTCAAGAACTTGGATTGATGGCTCGGCTGACTGGCGGCAGCGCAGAGCAGATGACGACTTCTCTAGAGCGCATGCAATTATCCGCGCAACGCGGCGAGCTTGCTACTTCGGCGCAGGGCAAGGCGTTGCGGGCGATGAACATAGATGTTCAGCAGTTCGTCAGTTCCGCCCCGGACGAGCAAATGAATAAGCTTGCCGACGCTGTCAAACGGCTAACAGATCAGGGGTTAAATCCGCTCAATGCTGTTCTATTGATTGCGGGGCGCGGCGCGGCTGGCTTGATGCCTCAGTTGCAGCGCGGCCGGGAAGGTATGGACGAATGGCGTCAAAGCATGATCAACACCGGCACGGTCATAGAAGACAAGATCGTTAAGTCGCTGGCCGAACTAGAGCAGAAGATGACGATGGCGAAGGCGGCGATCACTAATATGGGCGCTGCCCTTTTGGATTTGATAGCGACTCCGTTTGGCGAACTTGTCGAGGCGATAGGTAAGTCGGCTGGCGCAATCGCCAAGCTCGCGAGTGCTGGTCTGCTTGGTGAGTACGCAGTAAGAGCGCTTCAGTATTCGATTCAGGTTTTGCTTAAGGGTATGACTGAGGAAGCGGCGTCGGACAAATTAAATGCGATCATGAAGCAGGCCGACGATCTGTATCAGGCAGCCGTCAAGCTTCAGACAATAACAGTTAAGCCGCTCAATCTCGGTCTTGGCGATCAGTCTGGAAAGCTGATAGGCGCGGAAGCGGAAAATTGGGTCAAACGAATACAGGCAGCCTACAAAACAGAAGAAACTCTAATAAACAGTGCAGCCACTTTGTTCGGCATGTCAGAGAAACAGAAGACCGACATACTACTGACCGAATTACAAAAACGCGAGGACATGGAAGTGGCGGCGTTGGCAAAGGCGCGTGATGCCAACAAGTCAAACCCGCTTGAGTATAAAAAATATGAAGATCAAATCACGTTGATAAAAGCCAAGGCGACTGAGGATAGAACAAAGCTTGTTACCAGAGAGCTAGAGGCCGAACAGAAAATATGGACGCAGGCGGCGGACACCATCGCTGGCGCGTTCAACTCTCAGCTTCACGGCCTATTGTCGGGGACGACTACTTGGGCGCAAGCGATGAAGAATATCGCGGTGAGTCTGATCGAGAGTATGATTTCAGAAATCGTCAAGCTCGGAGTCGAGTGGGCCGTTAATATGGTTTTCATGGCAACGGCTGGAAAGGGGATGGCGGCGGCAGCGGCGGCGTCGTTTGTGTCGAGATTGAACGCGGACGCCGCACTGGTCTTCGGCGGCGTGTTTGCCAATATGGCCCCCGAACTCGGTCCTGCGGCAGCCGGTCCTGCGGCAGCAGCACAAGCGGCTGTTGAAGCGCAATTAGTAAACGTCCCCAAGTTTGCGGTTGGCACCGATTACGTGCCTCAAGACATGCTCGCGATGCTGCACCAGGGCGAGCGCGTCGTACCAGCGGCACAGAACACAACCAACTTCGGAAATCAAAGCCTGTCTCTAAACGTTAGCGCGATGGACGGCAGATCGGTCGCTAATATGTTCTTCAACAATCGCGCTTTCATGCAGCAAATGCTTAATCTGCTTGCTCGTAACAACCCGTCCAATGTCTCGCGCTTGGTGGGGTCGGTCTGATGTCTACACAAGTGCTGACCAGCACTACCTTCATTGGAATAGACATCGCCATCAATCGCAAGGCGACGTTTCTAACGAGGACGCAGGAGAACGTATCTGGCAAGGAGACTCGCGTAAGTCTTCGCACCATCGCGCGCTATACGTGGGACATGAAGTTCAACTTCCTACGTGCGAGCGTGAGCACATCATTGGAGTTCAGCAACTTTGCTGCTCTGTTCAATACAGTCGGCGGCAGCTTCGACACCTTCCAATGGCTCGACCCTGAAGATAACGTCACGGCGTTAAGCACGCTTTCGTTTGTTTCGTCAGCGCCATCTGTCTTTCAGTTGCAGCGGGCGGTCGGTAATTCCACGACATACGATCCTATATACGCGCCCTCGACCGCCGCGCTTCTGGTGTTCGCCGTAAACAGCAGCGGACAAAGTTCTGCTAGCACTATCGGCGTCACGGTCAACTATTGGGGGTCGAGCGCGCCAGGAACTATTTTGCCAAGCACATTCAGCCCAGGAAGCAGCGCGTCATTGGTCACTACGTTCTCCTATTATTGGCCTGTCCGTTGGGACAGTGACGACCTGCAATTAGACCGCTTCGGCTTCGGCTGGTATGAAATCAAGAAGATGTCGTTCACATCGGTGATCTAATGAAGCCCACCAATGCGACACTTAACGCCATTCTGGCAGGGCGGCAGTTCTTCAACGCCGATCTGATTACCTTCACGCTGCAAAACGGCAGCACGCTGCGCTTTTGTTCCGGACAACAAAACATCGTTTTCGGCGGAAGCACGTTCTCGGCTGGCGGTTTGACCGGCCCTTATTTCGACCGCAAGGACAACCGGGCAAAAGTAGTTTGGAATCTCGGCGTTGGCACCGACACGCTGGTCATTGACGTATTGCCGGGTAGCGCACTCGTCAGCACTTTTAGTTGGTGGAATGCAGTTCGGCTTGGTCTGTTTGACGGCGCAGACTTTGAGCTTGATCGCGCCTATTCGACCGCCGCCTATGTGGTGCAGAGCGGGTGCGCACCGATGCTGTTTAAGGGTCGCGTGGCTGAGGTAAACGCTGACCGCGCCATTATTACATTCTCGATCAACGATTATAGGGAATTACTCAATCAGCAGATGCCGCGCTGGCTCTATGCGGCCAACTGTCAGAACAACCTCTATGACGCCAGTTGCACTCTCATCAGTTCCAATTTCCAATCCACCGCCACGGTTGCGGCCGGGTCGAGCAATACCTTCATCGTCACCAGCACGCTAGCGCA